CCCAAGGAACTTAACACTTAATCGATCGCTCTTATCTCCTGATAAGATTGTAAATGTATCGTTACTTTGATACCTACTATAATCTGCTAATCCACAAAAGACATTTAGATTTCCTAAACTGTAGTCCGTAATCATCGCTATACGGTTATCATTAATATCAAATCCGAGATTTGTTGCGGTGCTTGGGTCAAACTGAATCAGGCATCCTACACCTAAGCCCGTTTCATTTATTCTCTGCGTGAGTATGCGCTTCCAATTCTTATTGGCCGCATAAACTTTTTCTCTGAAGTCTTGGAGGCTGGGACAGTTTGGCCTTTTGTGGTTATAGCTTTTGCAAAAGGAGCATTGTGGCTTTTTGCGTTTCCTTCGTGCCTTGGCCTTTCTCTCTTCTCTTCTTTTAATTTCGCACAACGCTTCATGTTCTGTGCGATTGCATATGTAACTTGGGTTGGCGGATATTTTTTGAAGTGCAATGTTAGCTTTTTGATCCACCAGCTTACACGTTGTAATATTGTGGCCAAGTGTGTGGCAAAAACTGCACCTAACCCTCCCATTACCCCAGTAGAAGCCTTTCATTTGGATCCTCCTCGGAAGGACTTTCTAAAATAGTCCAATGCCTTAGTGGCAACTGCTTTTGTCTCATACACCATTAATTCCTTATCATCGGATATTTTGAGAGCAAACAGTCCCAAGTCATAATCCTCTAATTCGCTATACTCGCTAATGTGTCTTTTCGTAATTTTAAATATTGTCATAGTTTACTCCCATTCCCTTACAGGGACTTCAAATTTATTTTTAACAGACCCGATCGGGCAAAATATTATTATTAATCTCCAGCCCATGAACTTGGGTGGTAGGTGTTTTTTCCATGGAAAATCCATGTTCTCATGAGGGTTCTCTTTTTCGATATATACGCTCATGTGTGTGCTTGTATCATCACTATCCTTCTTTACAAAGAAGGCCCCGTCAGTGTGGTCGGGTAACTCCTCCATAAGAGCCTTTTTTACTTCCTCTTCAGGAGCCTTAGCTCCAGTCCAATAAATGTGTGCCATATTTTCCTCCATCAAATTTAATTAGCAACTGTCTCCATTTTAGGGTTCTTTTGTCTCTATACTTGCCTGTCATCCAGTGAACCCATACATATTCAGGCTTCAGGGCCTCTTGTACTACGATGCCCAGTCCAGCAAGTGTGCGACCAACTACAAGGTCGCCAACTTCGATCACCTATCCCTCGTATTCAAGTAACTCTTGAAACAAACAGCACCGCACAGGGCGCAAATTATAGCAAATAGATAACTACCCGCTAAGACATTTAGTAGTCCGAACCATACGTTCAAAAAGAAACAGAACAGACTAAAATATGGATGTTGTAATAACTTCATTATTTCCTCCTTCATATATCCACTATCATGATTTGTTAATTTTGTCAAGCAAAGAGATGTCAATTAAATGTTTTTTACCTGATTCGCACCATTCAACCTTACAAACCTTAATGCCGTACATAAAATCAACGTGCGTAGTCACAATGCCATAGAACCCATGTACTCTATGTGTAACCAGATCTCCCTTCTTTAATTCCAAGACTCCCCCTTCTCCTCTAAGAAGTGAGAAAATTGTCTCAAAGTTGAGTTTAGCATCTCGTCGAGTTCATCATTCTCGGCCTTTGCTTCAGGATCCTCACTAAGAACTTCAAGGCTATTTGCTGCCTGCACCATCATATAAACAGACTCGTACAGATTGACATTCTCTGCAAACACCTTTATGTTTTTTGCAGCCTGTTGAAAGGGCGGTAGTTTCTTTTTTTCTGACATAATTTTCTCCTTGTATAATTGTTATAACATACTTATAACTATTTGTCAAGTGGATAAAATTTTAATTACACCCTGTTTAACTAATTTAATAAACGTGCTCTCCGCAATGATCTGCAAGTCGCCATCATTGTAAGCAATTTCATAATTTTTACGCCATTTTATGGCCGAGACATCAGTCTTTAGCGCACCAGAAGATAGGGTTCTGGTGATAATACCTAATTTCCCCATATCCTCGATTAAAGTGCCTACTAAATAACTAAATTCCTCATCATCACTCACTGTTCAAAACCTCTTTTAGAAACTTTCTACTGATAAAATCAAGCCTACCAGCATAAACAATGTTTTCTTCAATCTCTGGGATTCCCACGAATGGATTCATTTCCACAGCAACTGCGGATAATACCCCGACCGCACGTCCCTTGTTGTCAAAGATGACAGACCCAGACGACCCGGGCAGTGCGAATGATTGTAAAATAAGATTATGTGATGATTGCTTTGAAACCATCCCCTGAAGAACCATTTTCCCCAAATGCGATGGATAACCAGCGTACCTAATTATGGTTCCAACCTTATTATTCTCCGTATTGATCTTAAGTTTTATTGGTTTTGTGTAAAATAGCTCACCCATTGGTCTTATAATAGCTATATCTCTTGCCTCACTAACCCAGACAGTCTCCGCCTTGACTATCTCTAAACCGTCCTTAATCCACACTTCACCGCCGTCTACTACGTGTGCAGCAGTAATAATAAATTTGTGCCTACCATGCTTAAAATAATTACCAGAAGCGTGCCCCGCATCAGTAGAATTCTCCTTGATAACCAATTTAACAGATGAACTCACACTTTTATCAAGTTTACTCGCAACCTGAATGGCGTGTTCATCGCCCTCAACCAACATGTCATCCGAGGTGTCCAGCATCGGCATAACACATGAAAATAAAAATAACAACATAATTTGTCCCCCTTTAGTAACTATGGAGGGAAAACAAAAAGGGCCAAAGACTTGCGTCAATGGCCCATGTAGGAGGGTAGTAGGTGCTTCAATCACCTATCAGTGTAAGATTTTTTATACTGGCTGGTCTGCAAATAATCTTGTTGCTGTTTTCATCAACAAAGATCCAGAAGCCTCTGTGCTCTCTTACAAACTCACAATCGGTGTTGTAATAACCATCTACCCATTCGATGGAATACATCTTACCTTCTTTAGGATCTTCCATAGTTATCTTCTAACCTCACAACATCGTTTATCTCTGGTGTGGAAACCTCAATAAGTTTTACGAAGCCATCGGGTGGAGCGATAAACCTATGAATTGTGTTTGGCTTGATCCTCATGGCCTCCCCTTCTCGGAGTACATGCGTGAATAATTCGTCGCCTTGCCCAATCTCAACCAACAAAATGCCGCTTAAAACAAAAACTGTTTCATCTTTCACTTCGTGATACTGTCTGGATAGCTTTTGCCCTCTCTTGATAAACAGAATCTTTCCTAAATACTTATCGTTCACCGCCCATCGGTTTTCGTGGCCCCATGGTTTATTGATAATCATTTCTCCTCCAAATACTTTTGTAGGTCAGTGAAGCCACCTATAAAGATTTCATCATTGTTCTCTGTGTGTCTCTCGACTATCATGGGAACTGTCTCCCAATTGAACTTTGCTTTTATAAATGCCAACAAAGCATCCGATTGATCCAGACAACAAAACATAAATTGTTCCTCTTTCTCAATCAATAACTCCTTGGCATGAACACAAAAAGGACATTCAGTCCATGCGTATACTTGAAAATATCTCATAGTTAGTCCCTCAATACCTTTCTGCTAGATAACGCCTGTGCTTGCCAAATCTTTGTTTGGATCAAGTCAGGAGTTCCCACAACCACTATCTCTCTGGAATCAGATAGTCTAATGTTCGTGAAGGTGGCATCGGATCTTAAATCCAAACCCAGCTTACCTTCCATGAGCAAAGACTTGTACTCTCTGTTCTCTGACATAAATGAGATCTGTCCTATGTTTAGGGAGATCTCTGTTAGGTAATGTCTGCTTTCGTTATTGTGGTGGCGTTCGGAGATTCTAAATAATTTTACGAACACTTTTACCTCCAATCAGTTGAAGAAACTTCTTCTCAACATAAATGACTTCATCGTTAACCAAGAGTTTTGCCATTTGATCCGAACTCTCCAGCACTATTGCTAGTGATGGTACGTTCAATACAGCAATTGGCAAAGGGGCTTGCATGCCCTCTTGGTTTACTACTGTCCCCTGTGGTATACGAACTAAGTCACCGTTAACTAGCATCAGGATCTGCCTCCGTCATAGGACTCTGAACATCTGGGCCGTTTGTCTTTTCGTTAGCTAACACAAAGCCCTTCAGGATCATTTGATAATTGTTCAAAATTTTATCAATGTCGTGTAGCTTACTCCTTGCTTGGTCAACCAAGTTCTCGGACATTTTTGCATTGTCATGATTGATTTTCAAAAGATCTTTGGCAATGTTTAATAACTGATGCACCTCTTTTAGATTGATACGATCTAACATATCATTTATTTGTTCTGGAACCTTTTCTAATTCGATTCCATAAGATATTTTTACTTCCATTTTTACTCCATTATTAGTTTATAAATTGTTGCGGCAACAAGACCTGTTACCGTTGTGGCAATAGTCCATAAAATTTTAGTTACGTTAGCCTTCCACGACTCCAAATCCTTTATCCTTTCATCAAGGTCACGAATTCTTGTATAAAGTCCAGAATCAGGATTATAAATAGCCGACTTAACATCTTTAATATCATTATGCAAGTCCTCCTGCTTCTGAACCATTACTTTGAGTTCGTTGTTTATTCCAACTAAGGTTATTCTTAGTGATTGTAAATCGTCTGCATTCATGAGTAGTCTCCGTAACTAATTAGTTCCTTTATGAAACAATCGCATGACTTGTGGTTATGAGAGTCGAAGCCACAGAAACAGCGTTCTGTAATGCACATCGAGTAACCTTAGCAGGATCAATGATGCCGCTATCAAACATGTTTACGTCCTTGTTAGTCATGAAATTATAGCCGCAATTCACTTCAAGCATGCCAACCCTCTGTACAATGAGATCCGGCGAAATTCCTGCATTTATGGCCATCTGACGCAATGGTTCTTCCACTGCATCAAGTACCACCTTGGCTCCAATTGCTTGTTCTTCATTTTCTGTTGCGACATGCAAGTTCGATGAAGATCTCAACAAAGCGATTCCACCACCAGCAACGATTCCCTCTTCCTGTGCAGACCTAACGGCCTCCAAAGCATCATCAATTCGGTGCTTCTTCTCAATCATCTCAACTTCAGTGGCTGCACCGACTCTGATTACAGCAACGCCAGAAGCTAAGCGTGTTATTCTTTCTTGTATTCGCTCACACTCCTTGAGAGACTCTGTGTTTGCGATCTCGACCTTCAATGATTCGATAACCTTCTCAATTTCTTCATGGTTACCTTTGCCACCAATTAACGTAGTCCAGCCCTTATTTATGGAAACAGACCTGCTTTGGCCAAAATGGCTCAATTGCACCTGCTTTAGCTGTAGTCCGTTCTCACGTGTAATAAACGTAGCACCAGTGGAGGAGCAGGTATCTTTTAAGATGTTCCTTCTCTCCTCTCCGTACCTCGGTGGCTTAATAGCCGCTACCTTCATTGTTCCCCGAACAGCGTTCGCAATAACAGCAGCTAAGGCTTGGCCTTCCATGTCTGCGACGATAATCAATGGCCGATTGTCCCTTGCGGCTAACTCCAAGGTGGGCAGGATCTGTTCGATTGTTTCAATCTTTTCATCGGTGACCACCACTAGAGGGTTTTCATATTCAACAGTCCCGCTTCTTTCATTGTTTATGAAAGTTGAGGACAAATATCCTGAATCAAATCTGAATCCTTCGATCAGATCGAGACTAGTTTTAAGGGAGCGAGCCTCTTCAACGAGAACAGAACCGTCTTTACCAGCGGTATCAACAGCAGTTGATATTAGCTGACCTATGGTTTTATCATTGTTGGCTGAAATAGTTGCAATATGCCGTATGTCTTCTTCACTACGGACTGGTATTGCGATTTCTTTTAGCCTTTCAACAATAGCATCGCATGCTTTATCCATGCCACGCTTGATTTCTATGGGGGACACACCTGCGGTCAGGTATTTCTGTGCCCGTTGAAGAATAGCCCTTGTAAGTACGGTAGCGGTTGTTGTGCCATCACCGGCCTTACTTGCAGATTGCTCTGCTGCTTGCTTTACAATCTGTGCTCCAACATTCTCAAAGGGATCTTCAAGTTGCACGAACTTGGCAACTGTTACACCATCTTTGGTAACAATCGGGACACCTTGTTCATTGTGAAACAGAATCACGTTACGGCCTTTAGGGCCAAGGGTAGTTGCAACGTTGTCTGCTAACTTGTTTATTCCTTCAAGAATTTTTGAATTCAGTTCGTAACCATTACTGAATTGTCTTTTCATTTTTCCTCCAAAAGTTGTTTACCTATTTAATATAACCTCTTTTATGAGTTTGTCAAGTAGTTTTTCTGCTTTTGTTTTATTTTCTTCTAAACCAATCGCTTGTGCTGTTGCACCGGCTACTGTTGGGGTGGCCGCTGATTCGCCATGAAGCACGTTAACCAGTTGTGTTAAGTCAATTTTAGCAGCATCGTATGCTTGCACCATCGAAAATCCTGCTGCAAGGGATTTGTCATTTGCAAAATCTAAAGATTCTTCTTGGATAATTTTCAACTTTTTATAAAGGTTTGTCAGGTGCTTAATGCCAGTGGCTACGGTTCCAGTAGAGGCATTAACTGCCTCTTGATAAGTGTCTTCGAATTCCTTTGAAGCGCTATTGACGAAATAGACTGTATACTTTGTATTCAATTTCCTTTCGCCAAACTTCGATGACGCAGCATCATCTAAAAACATGTCAGTGGCGTTGTTGGCGAAAACAAATTTGCTTTTTGTGCCACCTGTGGCACTAATTATGCCTTTGGTGCTGTTAACGAGCGTTTCAGTATTATATTGGTACATTTTAGCTTGGGTTCCACGAATTATGCCATCAGATCCTGTCCGAACTTGTGTAGTTACAACATCGAATAAGCCTATCTCGATTCCAGATATTGTCGTGGGGTCTGAGCCCTGCGCTAATGACGCTACCGCAGAAGAAGCAACGCCCGCAGCCTCTACATTGCCAGTGGCATCAACTCCTAGCTTTTTTCCTACAATATATGTCAACTTGTCACCAACGTTCTTAAAGCCACTAGCGGCTTGACTGGTGGGCGAACCTCTAGCGACAAGCCATTTGGCGCTATACTGCTCGCCGTTTGGGCCAGCAAAATCACCAGCACCGTTGGATGCACCAATTTTTTCACCAGCAACTAGCATTGCCATGAAGCCTTCAATTGCAAACCCAGCACCACTAGGGTCCGCACCTCTTGTAATGGTATTCATCATGTTTATAAGGGCACAGCCGTTTGTCCAATCATTCATTGTTAAGCTATCTGTATCTTGTTCTATGATTTTTTGTGATAAATTTGCTATCTTTTCAATTCTTTCTTCAATAGATGACAGACCACCCAAGTAATTATCAAAAGCCTTTACAACAGAAGGATCAAGTTTGGCTTTTGCTAAAGTTTCTTTGTTGACTTGTGTCGCCATTGGAGTTGCAACAGGCAGAACACCCCCATCAGTTCTAAGCCTTACTTTACGGGCTTTAGCCAGCATGGCTAAGTATTTTCGCTTGGCAGAAATTAGCTGATCTGTTTTGGTGCTCGGTATTGTTGGGTCCTTAATGTATGAATTGATATAATTATCGATTGCTATTTCAATCTTTTTGGCAAATGCCAAATCAATTTTTGATCGAGGGGTGATTTTTCCATCTGCTGTGAAAGCGATTGTCTTGGAAAGTGCCGCATCAACATCGTCTAGCTCCAATGCGCTCGCCTTTTCGTGCAATTGTTTGTTTTCGGTGAGTCCTGCTAATGTTGTTATTTCTGTGCTGCTTAGTGTGCCAAATGCGTTACGCAAGGCCGTTAGAATAGCCTGCCGCTCTGGGTTTACATAACTTTTGGTATTGTCTTGATAAGTAGTAAGCTCAATATCCGCTAGCGGGTCTTGCTTCCATGGGGCATTTGGATTGGCAATTGCATTGTATTTAGTAAGTGTGTCAGTGGCAGTGGTTTTTTCAGTATCGCCCCATTTAATGGCACTGTCTGTCGCAACAGCAGATTGTAAAAACTGCACATCTTCATTGCTGATCTCGTCTTTTCCAACTGCACTGTCAACAATCCTTTTTAATAAATTTAATCTAGCTATCTGATCAGCGGTAGGATCTGGACGGGCAGGTTTCAGATCTTTTGTGGCGTCGGCAGTTGCATCTTTTGTGGCGTCGGCAGTTGCATCTTTTGTTGCATCTGAATCTTTTGTAGCGTCGGCAGGATCTGTTTCAGTAGATGGATCTTTAGCATCACCAGCGGCTTTATTCCATTCCCACTCAACTCCTTTGAACAGGTCTGGTTTGGAAGCAATAATTCGTTTTAGGGCTTCTGCTGCTTCGCCTCCGGCTTTGACTGTGGCTTCAATTTCGGCTTTGGACAATAAGTTGTCTTTTGGGTTTGTATCTGCACCTTTAAGAGCCTTAAAAGAGTCCATAGCCTTAATTTGTTTTTTGGTTTTTCCCTCGTATTCACTCCAATCTTTCGCAAAGTCATCATAAGAGTAGCTGTAATTCTTTTTCTTATTTTTGTCCCAATGGGTGCCCGGTAACTTGATAGAGTCATCTTCATTCAAAGACCTCAACTCTTCCATAATCATTTGCTGTAATAATTTGTTAGTCAGTTTCATCTTTTATTTCTCCCAATAGTTTTTTTAGATCTAAGTTGGCACAGTCTATCTTGCCCTTACTTATATGATAATGCGAAATAAAGCCTTTAAATTTGTTCTTTATTGCATTTTGGCTTACCATATAACTAGTTTCTCCATTTTCATCAAGCGGGCATTCCAAAGGAATTTCTAAACATTTGTGTACAGCACTCATAAGCGCCTTAAGGGCATCCACCTGTGCAGGGTAGAAGTCCATAAAAGGCTTCATTGAATTGCCATGAACATGAGCATCTTTAACCATCTCACGCTTACCAAAGCCATGACGCTGATACCAGCCTTGATACTTCGGGTAAAAGGCATTGGAGATCTCCACACCAACTGTGGTGGGGTTGTGCTTGCCGCAGTGATACGCTATATGATTCATATCCAAATACTGGAATATAGTTCCGTCGTTGTCGATGGTGAAGTGGATACTAAGGCCACGTTTCCGTAATATCCGGTAACATGAGTCTGCGCTCAAAGCGGCGTCCCAATGGCATACGAACATCTTGGGCTTCCGCAACTTGGTTACCTTCTTGTAACCGGAGCCCATTTTCTTTCCACCCGCATTAAATGGCAGAACAACCTTGTCCCACTCAATTGGATAGAAGTCGTTATTATAAATAATATGGTTGATCTTTTGACCTCCCTTTCTCTCCACTGGTTCGTAGTGTTCAAGTTTGGACTCTCTGTCTGTCCAAGCCCTTCGGTATGTTGTTGGCCCACACATTCCATCTGCTGTCAGTCTGTGTAGTCTTTGAAAGTTCCTAATTTTCTTCAGGAGATTTTCATCAAAATCGTATGCTCCAAACCATTCTGGAGTCCATCCCAGCTTTGCTGCGGATGCTTGGTTATAAAATATCTTGTCCATTCCTTTACCTCTTAGTTAATAATCTCGTCCGCAATACCATACTCAACCGCCTCTTGTGCGGTCAGGTAAACGTTAACTCTGCGGTCTAATAATTTTTGTATCATTGATTTAGTCATTTGTGTTTCTCTGGCTAACGCCCCAATATACATTTCTTGTATTTGTTTTATTGACTTCATCTCGTTTTCAATGTTGTGAAGTTCTCCGGCAGAACCAGCAGCGACCGCATGTATCATAACACGACAGTGTCGTCCGATCTTTCTTGTTCCCTTTGTACCTGCGGCTAGCAGGAGAGTACCAGCAGACATAACTTTGCCTAAGCCTATTGTTTCAATTTCGCACTTTGCTTTTAGAATAGACATCATGTCATACAGTGCAAACATTTCATCTGCGGACCCACCATAAGTTGATATGTAGAACTTGATAGGATCATAAGGTGGCTCTTTGCCAGTGAACTCAGTTAGTGAGAGGAGCCCCACTATTAAGTCTAGTGACTTTTCTTCGTCGACATCACCGAACAATGCCATGGTTCTTATCTCTGGTCTGCCTCCGCCCAACGCTTCTTGAAGAAGTTCTTCAGGTGATGGTTGTTTTTGTTCCTCATTGTTATCGCTAATCTTAATCATTTGCTTTTGTCCTCCATAGCTTTGTTGTAAAAATTCATAGCAGAATCCCAATCATGAAACTGTACCATATTGTTATACCTTGAAGGAATAGAATTGATATAGTTTCTAATGATTGTGTTCTTTAGAGACCTAGTCTCTTTCTCGTCGATTTGTTTTTGAAATTCAATGTATTTTTCATCCCGGTTTAGCAACTCATAGGATTGGTGTTTCAATTGTTGAATCTCATAAACTGATTGTATATTTTTGGCTAAAACTAATAGCGTATCTATCATTGCTGTTCTGAAGGCTATTGCTCCATAGCCTAGGCCAAGTAAGTAGCCCCATGTGATGTTGAATACTATTCCACACAAGAAGGCAAGAAATAAGTATAATAAATCTATCATTTAATCTCCATAAAAAAAGGACGGATCACCTCCGCCCTCCAATTATAACTCAAAATATCTGACTTGTCAAATTATTTTCTTCGTCTTCTGAGTCTACGCTTTGGCTTATTGCCGAGTGCTTCGTCCAAACGTGCTTGTGCTTTTTTGGCGGATAAGATTCGTTTGGCAACTCTGCGGGCGACTTCATTAACAACTTCGTTTTCAGAAAGTTGTACTGAAATACCACGGAGTGCTTCGTCAATCACCTCCTCATCCTCCGGAGCGTCACCTTCATCGTCCAAAGCCATATCTTCTTCACCTTCGTCATCCATTGGCATATCATCCATTGGAGCGTCGTCTAAAGGCATATCTTCAGCCGCTTCGTCGTCCATTGCCGCCTCAGTGTCTAATTCACCAATTAGTTGTTGCAATGTATCGACAGCTTCTTTAGCATCTTGCACAAGATCTGCGGAAACATCCACAGTGTCTTCAGCAGGAGCACCCATATCCATTTCATCACCCATAGGTGCTTCGTCGCCCATAGGCGCTTCGTCATCCATAGCTGCGTCTTCCTCTTCATACATTGAGCCTTCTTCGTACATCGGACCTTCTTCATTCATTTCGTCCTCATACATAGCATTCTCGTAGAGAGGTTTGATTCCGGCTAAGCCCATGAATCTGCGTACTTGTGACTCTTTTAAAAGACTTGATTTAGTTTGTGGTCTTCTATTGCGAGTTTTAGAATTTCTTTTTTTGGCCATTTATAATTCTCCTTAAATCGTTTTCATAATAAATAGAACAATAAATAGTAAATAACCGAAAATTACAAATCTGGGTTCGATTTTGCAATAACGTCGAAAATATTCTCCAATTCATCATCTCCTATTCCAAATTGTCCTAGGAGGTCTTCTGCTGTCTGGTTGTCCTTTCTTTGTAATTTCAAATTTCTTTTACTCAACTTCTTATTGGTCTGTTTATAATTTTCGATAAATTCTATTATGTTTTTATCTTTGCTCAAGTAGCCAGTAATAAACGAACGAAAAAACTCAGCCTGAGTCAGGCCATCATATTCAAGCCTTATCTTTAGCTGAGCGTGTCTAACGTCTGTGTCATCGAAAATTACTCTTTTTGTTTTATTTATCTTGTCCTTCATTGATTGAAACTCCAACTTCTTTTAAAATTCTAATTGCGTTATCCCAGCACTCCGGACAATAGATCTTGACACTGCTTTCTTTCTCTCTGACAACAACCGACCAAGTTTGCACCATTTTTTTATCAGTCTTGTCAAAAGCCTTTTGGCAAACAAAACAATCCTCAGGCATAAGATCAAACAATCCTAATTTTTGTTCCATATCTGTTGTTTTAGTTTTGGACTTCTTAATCTGCCTATCTCTTGCTCTTCTTTGTTTCCTATTCATGAACCAGTGCTCCCGAACCCGCCTTCTCCACGCTCTGTATTAGATAGTTCCTCCGCCTCAATAAACTCAACTTGCGGATAAGGCATTATCATTATTTGCCCTACTCGATCGCCGCAGGAGTAGAACGGGTTTGCCTCCCCTGTTCGTCTGTATTTGAGCATGATTTCTCCACGGTAACCACTGTCCACCACGCCAACAGAATTAGCGAGACTAAGACAAGTTTTCGAAACAGAACTCCGAGGAAATAATAAACCAACAAACCCCGGAGGGATTTCAATAGCAATACCGGTGAGATAGACATGATTCCCCCATTGATCTTTAGTAGCTTCTGCGGCATAGAGATCCATTGCCGCATCTCCATTCTTAGCATAAGTAGGTGTTACGGCCTCCGGATGCATCTTTTTAAATTTTATCTTTATACTATTAACATTATTCTTGATTATCATTTTTTCTCCTATGAAATTTTATTGTGTAGTGATGACTCTCTTATCCTAATAGGAACCAAGAGTTTTTAGTAGCACCATATGTGCTGAATCCCCAATCTGCACTGTATCTTGGTTTTAGCATATAGGGTCGGTTCAGGTGTATCTCGTCCTTCTCCGGATTTATTGACCAGCATCTTACTTTTGTCAGAACAGAATTAGAATCAATCACCTCCACAACATAAAACCTTCTCTTGTTCTTTGACATTTTCACAGTTACAGATCGTGGGATACACCAACAATAACCTAAGTCATGATCAAATTCCGAAATGGGTGGCGCAACCCAGCTATCTATTCTTTCTTGAACCTTTAGCGTTACAACCTTGGACACAGGAAAGATACCAGTTAGATCGCTCGTGAAGGTGATTTTTTCCTCTTCTGTGAATGAGCCTTCAGGCGCATAGGTTTCGACATTCTCAAGGAAGTTTTTCATGCGTTTCGGGCGATCTACGCATACTGCTGACCAGAAGTGTTTATCACCTGTGAATCTATCATCGATAAGATCTTTCAAAGCGCCAGCCCGACAAAGAACGTCAAGCGCTTTCTTGTTCAGTTTGGAGTAAACTATGTTCTCATTGAATAAAAAACTTTCAACATCTGCGAACGGCCTGTTGTTGAGAATCTGTTCGATTGCTTTTTCACCAAGGCCTTTTATAGTGGTTAGAGGAGCAACAAGGGTGCTTTCATTCATGATCTCCCACCTCATGCCAGAAGTGTTCACGTTTATGTCTTGAATGGCAAAACCATGCTGTTTTGCAAGGTTTATGGCCTTTTCTTTTCTGTGTTCTGGTTCTCTTTCAAGAAACGCTGCCGTCCACTCTGCGGGAAAATAATTGCATAACCAAGCGCACTGATAGCTAATAATAGAATAACTAACGGCATGAGACTTATTAAAGCCATAGCCTGAAAAATATTCAAAAGTTGTCCATAGTTTGTCCGCTGCCTTTCGAGATATTTCTCTCTCCAAGCATCCTTCGATAAACTTGTCGTATATCTTTTCTTTTGCCTCATTACCCTTACCAGTTCCCTTCTTAGTAAGTAGCTTGCGAAGCAAATTTCCTTCATCGAGAGTCAGGTTCTTACCTAGCTTATGAGCTAACATAGCTATTTGTTCTTGAAAAATTAGGAAACCATGAGTTTCTTCGGTAACACTACGCACAATATTGTTAAGATATGCGATAGAATCAGGATCCTCCTTGGCATCGACATAGGACTTGTCTACACCTGCGGACAGGGGCCCGGGGCGGTAGATGGAGGTAATCGCAGAAATATCGATAATAGAGCGAGGCTTTGCTTGTTGAGCAAATTTTTGAGCACCTTGCTCCGCAAACTGAAAGATGCCAATCCACTTGCCATCGTGAAAAATATTCTCGTAAACCTCTTGATCGTGCAAATCTAGCTGGTCTGGATGCAAATGAGAATCGTAAAACCTTTTGATATCATCAAAGGTTGGATTCTTCACGCCATGATGTCTTTTTAGAACCGAACTGATGCAATCCTCAATCATGCGAAGCGTTGAGAGGCCAAGCAAATCAAACTTGATAAATCCCATTGGCTCTAGCTGGCGGACGTTTTGCCCTTCAGACCATGGAGTTTGGCGAACATGCTTACTTGAAATTAGTGGCATGTACTTATCCAAGTCTTCTCCAATCACAACACCACCGGCATGGCGGGAAACCTGTCGTACTTGGCCCACCAAACCTACAACATGTTCTTTGATTTGTGGATACTTGTGGAAAAATTTTTGGAGAGATTCGCTGAACTCGATCACCTCTTCAAACGTAGGATTGTAGACGCCGGCCTTGATGCCGTGCTTTGCCTTGGCCAACGGTGTTGCTTCAAATAACATTTTATTAGTGACGCCATTGACCTCGATGAACGGTACATCATAGAACTTTGATACATCCTTGATAAGGCTCTTCAACTGAAGTGTGCTAAAGTTAGAGATAGGTACAACTGTGTTGTTGCCCCAATCATCAATGAGCTTTTCCTTTAGCTCCATTGGGTTCGATACATCATAATCAATATCAGGATAATCCTTAGCATCTGCCCGTAGAAATCTAGAGAATAGTAGGCCATACTTGATTGGGTCAACCTGTGTGATGCCAAGAACATAGGCGACAAGGGAACCAGCAGCAGAACCCCGACCCGGACCTGACAACTGAATCTCATTGGTTTTGTCAACGATGGCTTTCATTGTTAAGAAGTATTTTGAAAAGCCTCTGTCTGCAATAACCTTGAGTTCGTGGTCAAGTCTGGTCTCATATTCCAAGATGGTTTCATCTTTACGGTGTTTAGTTTTCTTTTCAAAACTCAAGGGATGGTTGAGCTTTAGCAGGGAAAACAAACCTTCAGATGCTATCCTCCTAAGATAGTCATCGGCAGTATATCCAGCAGGAACCACAAAGTCAGGTAAACGAACGGCATTATCAGGATAGAATCCTTCAATACGCTCAAAAGCAATTCTGTGAGTTTCCTCGATACTGCGAAGAACAAGTTCATCATCATATTTCACTCCACTTTCAGTTGAATATTTTTGGTAAGCCTCCCACATTTGATCTCCATTCTTTGGATAAAGCTCATACTCTATCTCCTGAACAGATGTAGGAAGGTTCATATCAAGCCACTCAGGTTTGCCACGCCCAAGCCAGCCAAGTCTTTTATATAGTTCTCTATCCTTCCAAGCGTCAGGGTTTGGATAGTGAGAGTCTGCGGTTGATACCAACGGAATCCCAAACTCTTTATGCATTTGAATTACATATTTGTTGAGTTCGTGTTGTTCTGGGACGTTGTTCCATTGGAGTTCTCCATACCAGCGGTCGCCCAATATCGAGACCATTCTTCTGGTGGTTTCCCGCATAGATTCCAATACAGCCTCTTCGCTTTCTTCACGCTTAGACCAGTAGCAACCAGCATAAACACCGCCAAGACAAGCGGAAAGGCAAATAACGCCGCTGTTATATTTTTCAAGTAGTGCATAATCAATCCTCGGTTTCCTGTAGTAATACTTATCTGTGTATGATTCTGAGATCATCTTATATATATTATTTAGTCCTTCTTGGTTCATTGCCAAGACAACCAGATGTCTAGAGCGATTTAGTTCGGAGCCTTTCGATTTTGTTTCGCCCTCCGCCTCTATCGTTGTGCCGGATTGGTCTTTTGATAAGTGGCGTGCTTTCTTTTTATCCGCCTTATGCTCTTCATAAGTCTTGCGCCAGCCTTCAACATCCTCGATGAAGTACGCCTCAACGCCGAAGATGGGTTTGAAATCTTTGCCTTGTGATTTCATCTTTTTGGCATGCAAAACTTGATATGCCGTCCCATTCATGTTACCATGATCAGTTAGGGCCAACGCCTCACAGCCGTTTTCATATGCATAATCCATATGATCTTGTGGATAGCCAAAGCCATCAAAGGGGGATCCAACTCCCGAATGGGCATGAAGCCCAACAAATTTAATATTACTCATATGTCCTCCGAGTTATAGTATACTATCATGTTAGTTATTGTTTGTCAAGATTTTTTTTGTGAATGTTTATCAAAAAACTCTTGTTCCTTGAAAGCAACCTCATAAAGGTGTTTGTCACGTAATGTGAGCGAAACCCTACATAGATTTGTTGATGTGGCATTCTTTCTTTTTTCTACTTCGCTCCGCAACGAAGACACGACGTGGTTTGTATCAACTTTTATAATTAGCACACAACGCTCTCTGTAAAATAGTCCGAAATAGTGATCTATTTCCTTATATGATTCAATTGCGCCGGGCTTCATTGCATTGTTATAAATGCCTGTGATTTCGAGTGGTGCGTAATTACCAGTGCTTCTGTGACTATACGGTCGCTCGAAGAGGTTGTTTAAGTTTTTATCCTCCAAGGCTTTTGATTTGTATTCTGCCCTTTGCCCTGATTTTCTACACTTTGCATCTGAGCCTTCGCCAAGAGTACCTTTGCCGCTTGAGATTGACTTATAAACCTCATGGTTTAACTTGTCGCCCACCACCTTTTCTCGCCAGCCTGTCTTATCTGTTATCTTGCTGTGTCCGTCTTGTATGCCTTTCATATAAAGAGCG